GTTGTCAAGAAAGTTTATTATAAGACTCCCGGTGCCTCTTGGAATTTCTATGGTTATTTCGGTGGTCTTAACGTTGTTGGCAACTTGAGCACTTATGGTCAATATGCTGATGATAGCACATTTGAGATTATTCCAGCATGGCAAAACAAACTTCAAGCTATGGCTTATGAAGATGCTATCAAAACAAGAGTTTCAGATTGGTCATTTCAATTAAGAAACAATGTTCTTCGTTTGTTCCCAATTCCAAATGCTGCAAGTCCAACAAAATTCTGGTTTGATTTCACAATCCCATCAGATCCTTGGACAGAATCACCTATTGTTGGTGGGACAAATTCATCAACTGGTGTGAATGGCGTGAATAATATGAACACTCTGCCGTTTCAAAATATACCATATGATAAAATCAACTCAATTGGTAAACAATGGATTCGTCGTTTTGCGTTAGCTATCTGTAAAGAAATGCTTGGTCAGGTTCGTAGCAAATTTGCACAGATTCCAATTCCTGGGGATAATGTTACGTTAAATGGTGATAAACTATTAACAGAAGGCAAAGAGGAACAAAAAGAATTACGTGAAGAGCTAAAGACCCAGCTAGCCGAGATGACATATGCTAAACTTGGTGAAGATGGTGCAAAAATGATGGAAGATGCAAACAAGACGCAAATCTTCATTCCAATGTCTATATTTGTGGGGTAGTTAAATGGCTAGAAAAAAACGTGATGAAAACAAAGCTGAAATTCCTCAACAAAGCCCACCAGCACCTATCTTTCTTGGTGAAAAAGAGCGTAATCTTGTCAAGCAAGTCAACGATGAATTAATTGAACGTGTTATAGGACAAACAATTGTTTATTATCCTATCAGTCGTGAATTAACAAACTATCACCCGATATACGGTGAGGCAGTACAAAAAACATTCCTAGCTCCAGTTAGAGTTAACGCTCTTGTTCAATGGGAGGGCAGTAGAACAACTGCTGAGAGTTTTGGTGTTGATCGTGTTACTTCATTAACAGTTAAATTTCATCGTCGTCGCTTAACAGAAGATCAGGAACTATATGTTCGTGAAGGTGATTTCTTATTATACGGTGATACATTTTATGAAATTGTGTCTTTAAACGAAGCAAAGAATCTTTTTGGTCAGATTGATAATAAATTTGAAATTATAGCTAAATGCATCAAAGCCAGAGAGAGCATTTTTAATGCAAAGTAAAAATGAACTAAAAAAGACATTTGAAAACCATTCTACTATTTATAGTAATTGTTTTAAGTAATTTTTAAGGAGACATAATATGTCAATTGATAAATTTAGATTTGTAAGCCCTGGGGTCTATGTGAATGAAATCGATAATTCACAATTACCAAGACTACCAGAACAAATGGGTCCAGTTATCATTGGTACATCACAACGTGGTCCAATGATGCGTCCCGTGAAAGTCCAAAGCTTCTCAGATTTTATTGAAGTGTTTGGTGAGCCACATCCCGGCAATGCTGGTGGTGACGTATGGCGTGAAGGTAATAAAAGTGCTCCAACTTATGGTGCTTATGCGGCACAAGCGTATCTAAAGAACTCTGGTCCAGTTACATTCGTTCGTTTAGGCGGATATGAAGCACAAGAAGAAGGTGCAGATGAGGCTGGGTGGGCGTCAGAAAAAGCTTATGCTCTTTATGTTATGCCACTATCACAAAGCTCAACAGATGTTTATACCACTCCTGTAGGTGCAGCAGCCTCTATTGCTGCTATTGTATATACTACAGGGTCTACTCCATTAGTAGTTGGTAGTGAACTAAGTGGTGCTATGCTTGAAACATCTGCATCAAATAAATGGCTTCGTTATACCGGTAAATCAACTCCTGAATTTAAACTAAATATCGATAGTTATACCTATGATGTAAACCTAGAAGAGAGTAGCAAAAAATACATTCGCTCTGCTTTAAATACCAACCCAGTTCTATATAAAGACAAAAAGTATTTCTTGGGTGAATCTTTTAAATCAAATGTAAGTTCTCTTGGAAGCAACTATGCTGCTGCTTTTGTAGAATTAAAAAACTATAATAATCACAAAGGACAAGCTAAAGAAGCAGTAAGTTCTTGGGTTGTATCACAACATAAATTCTCCACTTCATCATTCTCTGCCGGTGCTGATGGTCAATATTTATCATTGCAAAAATTATTTGCAGTTCATGGATTAACTGAAGGTTCATGGGTTAGCAAGAATCTAAAAGTTTCAATTGAAGATATCAAAGAACCAGTTAGTGAATTTATTAAATATGGTACTTTCACTCTATCGTTACGCAGAATGGATGATAACGATTTAACGCCACAATATGTAGAGCGTTTCGTTGGTCTAAGTTTAGACCCAACTTCCGATAACTATATTGCCAAGAAGATTGGCGATAAATATACTACATGGGATTCAGAGAAAAAAGAATTTGTTGAATATGGTAACTATGACAACAAATCAAAATTTATTCGTATCCAAATGGATGCAGCCGTAGATGCTGCTAAAACTGATACTGATTTATTACCATTTGGTTTCTATAGCCCTCAATTCTATGCAGATCAACAACTATCAGGAACTTCTGTTACTACCACTTATTTAAATACTAATCTAACGGCAAATAGTGTATTTACTGCATCGTTCGGAGTTCCAGTTCCAAATCTACTCACTTCCTCGCTAGATAGCGTTGCTGGTTCTAGTTTCCAATCAACCTATTTTGGTTTCAAGAGTACTGTAGATAAGACAAAGAAATTTGAAAAAGATACAACTGATCTTGTCGGTGATCTATATCATTATGAAAATGGTGGTACATATAAACTATTCTCTCTCGATGATATTAGCGGTTCTGTGTCTGGTAGCACTCTATTACGTACCAAAGCTGTTGAATGGAAACCAAATAATAGATACAGCAACAAATCACTGACTGCCCAAGGTTCATCCAGCCTACTTCTACAAAACTTCAATCGCTTCACCATGCCACTAATTGGAGGAAGTGATGGTTTTGATATTACTGTAGCCAATCCATTTAGCCAAGGTAAACTAAAAGATAAAGACGAAACTAGTAGCTATGCCTATAACTCAGTCAAAGTAGCTATCGAAAGTGTTGCTGATCCAGAAGTTGTTGAATGTAACGCTATGGCTGTTCCTGGTATTTGCGAAAAAGGTCTAACAGGTCTATTGATTGACAAATGCGAAGTTCGTGGTGATGCCTTAGCTGTTATTGACCTAGAAGGTGATTTAGACCCAGAAGATCTAAAAGCTAAACCAAGTGTTTCAACTGTAATTACTAATCTAAAGAATCGTGCCATCAACAGCAGTTACGGTTGCGCTTATTTCCCTTGGGTTCTTGTCAAGGATACAATCAACAACAACACTGTTTGGATGCCACCTTCTGTTGCTGCCCTAGGAACATTCTCAAGCTCACAAAAGAAAACTGATCTATGGTTTGCTCCAGCTGGATTTAACCGTGGTGGTCTAACTGATGGTGCTGCTGGTCTACCAGTTGTTCAAACATCACTACGTCTATCATCAAAAGATCGTGATGATCTATATCTAGCGAACATTAATCCTATTGCTACATTCCCAAGTGAAGGAATTGTCATCCTAGGACAAAAGACACTACAAGTAACTCCAAGTGCTCTTGATCGTATCAATGTTCGTAGACTAATGATCTATCTAAAGAAAGAAATTAGTCGTATGGCTAGAACTGTACTGTTTGATCCAAACATCCAAGTTACTTGGAAACGTTTCACAAATCAAGCTGTACCATTCCTAGATAGCGTTAAGAGCCGATTTGGCCTAAGTGATTTCAAGGTTGTGTTAGATGAAACAACCACAACCCCAGAACTTGTTGATCGTAACATTGTTTATGCAAAGATCCTACTGAAGCCAACCCGTGCAATTGAATTCATTGCTCTAGACTTCGTGATCTTACCAACTGGCGCGGCCTTCACTGATTAATAAGTAAGTCAAGGGGATCACTATTCTAAAAAAGTGGTGATCCCCTTTTTGTAATTTTTTTATCTAAATACTATATATTATAGATAGCTTTATTAGGAGAATAAAAGAATGTCATTTTGGAGTCAACAAAACTCAGAACCACTGCGACAATATAGATGGTGGATTGTATTTGGTGGTGCTAATGGTAATGATTTAAGCGATATTAGATATGCTTTAAAAAAAATTGATAAACCAAAAGCTAAAATTGGAAGTGTCCAGCATAAATACTTAAATCATTATTTTAACTATCCCGGTCGTCTTGAGTGGGAAGATATTAATATGACGTTCGCATCTATTACTAATCCAAGCGCTGCTAGGTATTTGGTAAATGTTTTAAAAAACTCTGGCTATGGTGTTCCACCATCTGATACTAATAATAACAATAAAGAGAGTGATGTAGCTACTTTGGGAAAATTAAAATTTCAAAAGAATATAGGAAACTTTACCATTCAACAACTAGACCCAGACGGTAAATCTCAAGAAGAATGGACAATTCATAATCCATTTTTTACATCAGTACAATTTGGCGCCCTTGATTATTCAAGTGAAGAAATTGTAGAGATTACTTGTACTGTAAAATATGATTGGGCTGAGCTTCATGATATAGCTGATGCTGAAGACGGCGCAGATCCAGTCTATCCCGGCCAAAAATAACCCCCTTTAACCACCCGATACCACCTATATGGCTTTTTGGACAGATAACACTCTTAAAGAACCATTACGCCAGAATAGGTGGTATATTAACTTTGCTAGCGATACTTTAAAACCATTTGTATGGGCTTTAAAAGAATGTCAAAAGCCCTCATATGAAGTATCATTTACTGAACATAGGCTATTGACTCATACATACAAGTATCCATCACTTCTCAAATGGAAGCCAATAGAAATAAAAATGGTTTCTGCTAGAGGTGATGATGGTACAACTCTTGATAAAGTTTTAAATGATTATAAAAATAACGTTAGTGGATATAAGCCACCTAGTACTAATCTGCATCAACAAATATCAAAAGCTTCAAGCGAGCTAGAGGGAGATGGTTTAGTAATAATAGAGGTTGATGATTCTGGTAAACCAATACAAAATTGGACATTATATAACGCCTTTATATCTAACTTAAACTATGGTACACTAACATACGAAAATGATGGATTTGTAGACATATCATTTACAGTTCAGTATGACTGGGCAGAACAAAATAAATTATAAAAATAAGAAAGCGTAGGACTACATGAGAAATAACGAAGACCGTTTTGGAACAAATAGAAACATCCAAGACTCATCAGGACAACAGCTACTATCAAATACAGATAGCGGACAATCACTAAATTTAAACTTCATTGTACCAACAGAATATGTTGATCTGCCATCAAAAGGTAGATTCTATCCAGTAGAACATCCTCTACATGGCAAAGATACAATCGAAGTTAAACAAATGACTGCAAAAGAGGAAGATATCCTAACCTCACGCAGCCTACTAAAAAAAGGCGTTGCACTAGATAAACTTATTGAATCTCTTCTTGTCAATAAAAATATCAATCCAGATAGTTTAACAGTAGAAGATCGTAACGCTATCATTGTATCAGCAAGAATCAGTGGTTATGGACCTGAATATAACACAATGGTCACATGCCCTTCCTGTAATACAAAAAGCAAGTTTTCTTTTGATCTATCACAGAAACTACCAAGTTCAGAAGATGAAGAAGTTAGTCCAGATTTTCAGCTAAACGAAAGAGGACACTTCCAAATCGAACTACCTGTTACTAAATGGAAAGTTGTTTGCAGAGCACTTAATGGATACGATGAAAAAAAGATCTTCCAGTCAAACGAAGTAAAAAAGAAATCTCTAGGTGACTCAACCCTTGTTGAACAATTTAAACTATTAATTGTATCTATCCAAGGAGTTACAGATCCAGATACACTACAAACTGCTATTATGTCACTTCCTGCTGGAGATTCACGGTTCCTACGCAAGACATATTCACAAATTGTTACTCCACTAGATCTAAAACAAACATTCACCTGTTCAAGTTGTGAATACGAAGCGGACATGGAGGTTCCGCTATCAGCAGACTTCTTTTGGTTTAAGTGATCAATATCAAGAGGGTATATATGAGCAATTCTTTTATTTGAAGTATTATGGAGGATTCTCACTATTTGAAAGTTATAACCTCCCAGTTCAACTTAGAAAATGGTTTGTTGATAAACTTGTAAATCAACTAAAAGAAGAGAATGATCAGTTAAAGAAAGCATACAACAAACAATAAAGGGTGGGTCACGATATAAAGTGGCCCACTTTTTTTATTCTATACCTAATTATCTATGAATATTATATTTTGAGGAATTTAAGAAATGGCTGCTCCGTTTGATCCTTCTGATGTCAAAAAAACAGAAAAAATGACTAGTTTGGAACAAGAAGAATTAGTTATTCAGCAAAAACTTGAAAAAGTTAAACTAAACATTATTCAACTATCAGCCGATGAATTAAGTAAATTAAACGATAGATTAAACGTAATAAAAGATCAATATAAACTTGAACAAGATTCTCTTGAAAATTTAAAAGATAAACTTGGTTTATTACAGCAAGAAAGAGATACAACAGTTAATTTATTTGAAAGACGTAAAAAAAATATAGAAATTGAAAAAATTATTCTTGAATTAAAATTAAAAAGCGGTGATATACAAAAAGAAGATTACAGGTTAGAAAGAGAAAAATTAAGAACCTCAGAACAGCAAATAAAATTATATGAAAAAAGTGTTGGTATAATAAAATCAATTACTGGTGAACTTGGTGAACAAGTAGTTAAAATATTTACAATAAATGGTTTGATGAGTACATTTAAAGAAATGATGTCCTCTATTTTAGAAGTAAATCAAAAATTTGCAGCGGAAACAGGCACTATTCTTAAATTTAGTAGTGAATTTAATAAAGATCTAGAAGATAATAGAATAAATTTAGCAAAAATGGGTATTGGTTATGTTGAATTAGCCAATGCAACACGCGAATTGTATACTTCTATGTCAGGATTTACTAGTTTTAACGAAACAACAAGAGAAGATTTAGCTAAAAATGCCGCTACATTAGAAAAATTAAATATTTCTATTTCAGTTCAAGGTAAAGTAATGGACAGTCTGACCAAATCTTTTAAAATGACTGCTACTGAGGCATCAAATACATTGATGAATGTTACAAGAACTGCTGCCGGTATTGGTGTTACTCCAAAAAAAATGATGGAAGACATGGCAGCAATAATGCCAAAAATTGCTGTTTACGGTAAAGAGGCTGTGAATGTATTTAAAGATTTAGAAAAACAAAGTAAAAGTCTTGGTATTGAAATTAACTCATTAACAACAATAGTTGGCGAACAATGGGATACGTTTGAAGGATCAGCAAAAGCTGCTGCCGGGTTGAATGCCGCATTAGGAGGCCCATATCTTAACTCTATAGAAATGATGAACGCTAAAGAAAACGAAAGATTGATATTGATTAAAAAAGCCATGGACATGAGCGGTATGCAATTTCAATATCTTGACAAGTGGACTCAAAGAAACATAGCATTAAGAATTGGTGTCAAGGACGCAGATGAAGCTCTTAAATTATTTAGCAAAAATACTCAACAATTAGAAATAGACATGAAAAAAGAAGCTATTTCACAAGACGAACTAAATAAAGCTATAGCTGCATCCGTACCAGTAGTTCAGCAATTAAAGCAGACCCTTGCTATGTTAGCTACTGTAGTTGCTCCATATGTAACAATGTTAAAAGATGTTGTATCTTGGTTTGTTCAAGTCAATAAAGAATTAGGAAATGCACCATTTTTTATTATATTTTTAATGGTAAACTTTGGTCTTCTTTCGTTCGCTGTAATGAAATTTTTAGCAATAGGCAAACAAATGCTTGTTTTCTTTTCTGGACTTGGGTCTTCTATAAATATACTTATAGGAAAAATATTTGGATTAAATGCTGCTGCTAGTTCCTCTGTACCGCCAATGACCGCTGCTTCAGGTGCATCTTCTACATTTGGTACGAGTATGAAGCGGCTAGGGTATCAATTTGGAACATTTGGTAGATTAGCTGGCCCAGCTGTCCCAGTT